TCATCGGCGATGCGTACTCGTTCAGCTTCTGGTTGCCTTGCAGCAGAACCAGCGAGGTGGACGGCGTGGTGCCAGGTGTGCCCACAGACGAATAGATCGACTTGTAGGCGTTGGCGACATCGTTGTCGATGCTGGAGGCCAACTGCGAAATACGGGGTTTGAGAACCCGTTCCGCAAAGTCGTCCAACTGCATGGTCAGTTCAGCAGAGGTGAAGTTGACACCGATGTGCTTCTGGCTTGCGACCGTCAGCGTGGTGTACTGCTCGTTGTCGTCCTGAACTTGCAGGGCGGCGCCATCGGTCACCAGAGCACGGTCGGGCAGACGAATGCGCAGGGTGGAGCCGATCTTTGCACCTTCAACGGCGAACGAGTCGTCGTATTGGCGGTTGACGTTGCGGGTGAGCACCAGGTTGTTCTCTAGGCCATGTGTTCGCTCAAGGTCGTTAGGCTTGAACCGCCCTTTCGGGCTGCTGCATGTCACCATGCAGAGCAGACTATCTCTTCACCCTATTGCTAGGGGTTGTGCGCTTCCAGCCACTTGGCTGTACTCCCTTTCGGGATAGTCGTTACACCTTCCGCTGATGAGGGCAAACGCCGCCGTTTTTGTGCTTGCCAATTTGACAGTTCATGCACAGAACTTGGAACCCCTCAGGGAACTTGTTCTTGATGAGCCACAGATAAAAGCCTGTTCCGCTACCGGAGTACAACTTGGCTTTTCTCATGTCGGCCCCGTCATTGTGCACGTGGTCTATTGACAAGAACATCTTCTCAGCTTCACCGCAACAGTTGCATTTGTAGCCGCCGTAGGCGCCATACACTGCTTCTCGTTGCTTGTCCTGATTGCGCTTGGTCTTTTCAGCTTCAGCAAGCCGCATAGCGGCTACTTCTTCTGGCGTTCCATTTGCAATCTTTCGGTTGCGCCATTCGCGAGAGTGCTCCCGAGACTTCTCTCGGTTGTTGGCTCGCCAATCGCGCATTCGCTGATTGAAGACTTCCCGGTTACGTTCACGGTACCTAGCAGCCGCTTCACGGTTCTTAGTCCGCGTTGCTTCGTCAGGTTCCGTATTACCTTCTTCTTTGGCTTGGCTCGGTATTTTCATGTAATCATTCTACATGACGTCCACCGAATTCACACAATTTTTTTCTTGACGTTGCCGTCAGGGGAGACCGATTAGTTAATCTCCAGAGCTTTCCGGGTGATCATGTCGATGGTAAGGATCGAATTGGACATGACCTAACATTCCTTTCAGGGTTAAAAACTAGCGGAGGCGGGCTTCCATCTTCTTCACCTGTCGAGCGCGGTCGGCTGCGATCCATTCTGAAGTGCTCATCGACTTGATGGAGCGTGGATCAGTTGTATCGTAGGTCGATGCGCCCTTGCTGCTGGCCGTGACAGGCGTAAAAGGCGGGGGAGCACTAGAAGTCTTTTTGACCATCGGTTCTGAGGCCAGTTTGGCCTCAATACGTCCGATCTCTTTGGCTTGCACATAAGGCGCCAAGCGGGAAATACGATCTGCTTCTTTCGGGTTGGCACCGAGGTAGTAGGCTACATCAGGGCCAATATCCGACGATTGGATCGTCTGTGCCATCACGGTCGTGATTTTGAGGCTTGGATTGTACGCGACCTGTTCAAAGTCATCGTATTTGTTCCGTGCCTCTTCTTCCCTGTCGTGATAAGCACCGAGAACTTCTGTCTGCTGGCGCTGCACATCCCGTTCGTAGAGTAGCTGCTCGGCCTTCTTCAACGCCAATGCATCGGCGTAGGATTCAGTCGAGTCAAATTGCTCTGGTCGTGGATCAGCAGCGACGACAGGGGCAGCAACTACCCGCTCTCGTTCCCACTTTCGTTGCTCGCGTGCGAGCCTCTTAAATATCGCGGCATCGAGTTCTTCTTGCGAAAAAGTCTTTACCTCACCCGGCTGTGCTTCTACAGGTTCAGGTGCCGCCGTGGCTTCCTGTTCCGGCGCGGGTACTTCCGCTAGTACTTCTTCAGACATTGTGTGAATCCTTCGATTCCCTGGTGAGCCGCACCAGTACGGTTACCTTGCGTTTGCGTACTTCAGCGGATTTTCCGCGAAGGCTGCGTAGATATACGATGTGCCAGATGCGTTGTCGGCATTCAATACACTTCTTATTTTGAAACCGTTTGAGAGAATGTCTATCGGCCCACCGGTGTAATCTGCTTGGGAAGTATTTGAATACAACTGCAATGCAGACGCATTAGTTGGGTTTCTTGAGGTGTCATACATGACCCAATCATAACCCGCTGCACTGTATCCTTTGTAGAGAATAAACCGTGGCCTAAACCCAGTGTAGATAAACGGACCATCCGCACTACCATTGCCCGTGTATGACCCGAATGCGCTGTAACCTGCTACCGGTGCCCAGCAATATGCGACGTAAGTTTCAGCCGAAGCATTTACAGACGCATCCGTGCCAATGCTAAAAACTGCATTTGTTGGGGCTGTAGAGTTAAAAATAGTTGTTACTAATGACTGTGCAATTGTCTGGTTTAATGACAAATAGTACGCAGCACTGGTCAAACTTGAATGGTAAACAATCCAGTTTCTAATGCTTCTTGATTTAATAATGACCATCCCAGGCACAACACCCAATCCATGCCCCACCGTAGCATTAGCCCCTGTTCCCGTGTACGTCACAACAGAGAACCCAGCAGTGGTGTTAGCACTCACCGACGATGTGATAGACCCCGCAGTGTTGCTGACGCTCTGCGTTGACCCATTCCCCGTATACAGCGTAGCAGCCATCGCCACTCGTCCATCCGGTACTGCAAATGTAGTTGCCATGATTAGATGTTGAAAGTGTTGAGTGGGAGGAAACCGGTGGGGGCGGTGTAGGGACGTTGACCAAAATTGGCATATGCTAAAGTAATCTGGTTACCTTGGTCTGTCAGGTACGGGAAATATACCCCAGTAAGTCCGCTATATGCTTGGCCTTGGCTCACACCGTTTTTATAGTAAGTAAGTGTTCCAGCGTCCATATCCAATGCAACGCCAATAACATCATTAAGCCCCAAAAACGTTGCCCCGTATGAAACAACAACGTTGTTGTTTCTTTTTTGCCCGCTGTACGCCATGTAGATGTACGAACCCGCTGAATAGCCCGGCCCGTTGGTGCTATCTGCGTAAACGTTGTTGGTGATACCTACAGTCAAATCAGTAGTTGAGCCTTGAGTAATTTCCCAATAGAACTTACCAGATGACACGCCTATTGTGGCAATAACGTAGTTGTAGTACGTTGCTCCGGACTTTGTAAACGTCAGATTTCCGTCTTGTATGACTGCGGTTGATCCTACCTTTGCCAACGGATTCAACACAGCATAGTTTGCCACCGTAGCCGAGGTCAGTGTCGGCACATCAGTCAGTGAGTCGTATGTAGACCCGGCAGTGAGGCTGATGTTGTTGGGTGTCCAGTTGTTACCGTTGGGGCTGGAGTCCGCTACCAGGGTTGATGTGCTGGTGGTGTTTGTGAACGGCAAATAGAACCCATTGGTCCCGTATGTCCCGGCGTACTTGATGGGTAACCACTGGTTATATGTGCTGTATGCGCCAAAGGCTGTGGGGGCTAGGGCTTGACCGTCTACGAAGTTGATCTCGGCCATTTCGCCGTCGAAGTAAAAACCTGAACTAATGCCAGAATACCACCGTCCTAAGTTCATTACTGCGCCGCTAGGAATTGTAGTAGCGGTGCCTGTTAGTATAGAAGACCCATTAATATACAGCGTAAACGCGCCTGCATTATTAACAAAAACAATGTGATACCACGCCGCAGGGTCACGATAAGCTGCGGTAGTCGCATAAGTTGTACCATTGTAATAGTACATGGTATCTGTAGTTTGATTATAAGCTAGGCCATACCCATCATTATTGGCGCTATTTGGGTGGCTAAACAAATACTGATAAGTACTGGTTAATGTCCCGCGTTTAACCCACATGGACACCGTGTAAGTACTAACAGCAGCGGAAACAGTCCTGTTCAAATACGCACTCGCAGAAGACCGGAAGCGCAGGGATTTGGCTAGCAGGTAATCCGCACTGCCAACAACCCCTGTGTCGATATGGATCAACCCCTGGACGCCCAAGGCGATGCTGTTCTGGGCGCCAAGGAAGCTCATTGCTTGTTCACCGGCTTCGTGTAGAGGTCACCAGCAGCAGACACTTGGATCGCGCTGACACGCCACGGAGCGCCAGTGCCAGTTGGAATCTTGAACGGGATGGCCACGTTCGCAGGCACATACGTCCCGTCAGAGGTGGTAGCCGTCACGCCTTCGCCCACCAGCACATACGCCGCCGAGGTGACCGTCACCACCACGCCTTGAGGCCCAGCAGGCCAAGTGCCTGTGGAGCCAGCAGTGCCGGTGTAGGCGACTGTCTTAGGACCGAGTTGCGAGCCGATGCAAGGATTGAGCATTTCCATCAGTTACCCCAAGAATTTCAATTTGTAGAGCGTGGTTAAATATAGTTCGACGATGTTGTCGATCAACTGTTGCAACGAAGAGTCAGTCTTGTCGCATACGTCATACCGCACAGACTCGATCTCATCCAACTGCGCCTGCAAGAACTCGACAATATTAGTCGTTTTCTTGGATGATTGCAAAGTGATCCCGCCGATCAGCCCATGCCGACCTTGATACGCTTCAGCAAAGGCGTCCGCATGGTCGATGATGCTGTCGTAGAACGTGTTCAGCGCCGTGTGCTTGCTGAAGCTGCGCGTGTTGAGGTGGACGCTGTGCGCCACATCCCGGCCCAAGAAGAGCAGACCCATGAAATCTGCGGCTTTCATTGCTGCATCTCCTGCATAGGTTGTTGCTCCATACTCTCTTGCGGCATCATGTCCTGATCCCGCCCTGGCATCTCGCCCACAAGGTCACCGCTGGTAATCATGCCGTGGACCGTGCCCAAGACTATTTCCTGAATCTGGTCAGGCGTCATGCCAGCCATCGTGGCGCTGATCCGCTTGGTCTCGGCATCGTAAGCCTTGACCTGGCTGTCGAACTGCTTGACCTGCAAGTCCTGCGCTTCCATCGACTTCGACACGTTCTGGAGCATCTGGTGCATCTGCTCCATCTCCTGGCCCATCGCCTGCATCTGCTGCTGCGCGGCCTGGAGTGCCGGATCGTCATCATCGGCCAGCAGTTTCGGGTCGATGGTCTTGGCAAACCGCTTGCTCATCTCCTGAGCACCCGGCCAGTCCATGTTCTTGATGAACAGGTCACCCGCCACGCCCCACAGTTGCGGGTTGCCCTGCAACAACTGACTCATGGCGTCCAGCGACTCTTGGCGCTTGGTCATGTAGCTCGGGCCAGTCGTCACGCACACATCGTACTGGCCAACGCCGAGGTTGTAGATCTTCTTGATCACAATCCCCGCCTGGTCGACGATCTTGCGCACCGGCTGCGGCTGATTCGGGTCAATCATCGCCGAATCCGTCTCCCCATCGATGCCGATAATGCGGGCAATGCGCTGGGTGTCGTAAATCTTGGGTATCAGGTCCACAATCTGCCGAGTGGTGTACCGAATCGCCCGCGCCAGATTGTCGACGTAGTGGTAGGTGCCTGTGTCGCCCTGTTTTTCACGCGCCAGGATCGCTCGGCCAGAGCGTTCGTTGCTTGTGGCGCCCAAACTAGAGTCATACTGGCCGGTAGTGCTCTTGATGTCGTCAGATGCGCCCGCCTTGGCCTGTAGGAGCCCGCTGGAGGCCATTGGAGGCTGTGACCGTGCCGGTAGAGGCAATACGCCGCCTGCGCCGTCTGTAACGTCAGGGTTGACCTCCAAATACGGCCAATTTGTCGTGTTTGCGGTCTTCCACTGGTTCTCATAACCCTCAAACTGACCGCCGTACCCGATAAACGGGGCTTTTGGCGCCAGTGCGAGCATCTCAGCCTCTTGGCTGACCCAGTAGTTGTACATGCGCTGGGCGTCTTTGGCGTTGCGGATCAACCCAGAGACGTACAGGCGACCGTCAACCTCAAATTCGTTGCCCACAACGCGGATAACGGGTATGGATTTGCCCGCCCACTCGTGTTCTTCAATGAATTCGAACCCGTTTGTCTTGCACCGCTTGATCTTCTTCTGATCCACGATGCGCGTCTTGATGGGTTTCATGCCCATCATGCGCATCTGGCGGTCTTCGGGCGAGTTCTCCATCGCCGACACGTTGCCGTGGTACAGGTGCATCGTCGCCGGCGTGTGCTCGGTGTAGAAGTACTCCGCAATGCGTACCGTCTTCTCGCTGATCCACGGGCTCAGGCTCTGGTCGCCCACGCCGCGCTGCATCATGGTCGATATCGGCGATGCATCGGGGAACTGGCGTTCGTATTCGTCAGCCGTCAGGTCTTCGGTGATGAAGCACCACTCCGCGTCTGAGCCGCAGGGGTCTTGGATCGTCGGGTCCATGTACACGCTGAACGAGTTGCGCACCCGAGCGATGCGGATGTCCTGCTCAAAGCTGTCGTCGTTGCAGTACTCGGTCAGGAGCCGGATGTAGCCCTCACCGTAGGTCACCTGGTTCTCGCAGGCGGTGTCGTAGGCGACATCAGCGTCCGAGATGTACTCGATGTGCCGCACGATGCCGTCGAATATCTCAGCGACCTCTACGTCGGCCTTGTCGTCCACCGGGATGACCTTGCCACTGGGCCGGTTCTGCCGTTGGTCGTTGGTGACCTGCTTGACGTGCTGGGGCAGCTTGTTGATCGTCAGGCACGGCCTGGCGTTGATCGTCTGCCCTTGGACGCTGCCTCGCGTCGCCAGCACATCTGCCGGCCACTGCCACTGGTTGTCGGGACTACCTGCGGCAAAGCGCAGGTCGTCTAGCTCATCCTCGCGGGACTCGCTGTAGGCCGACACAGCCATCGTAAAGCGGCTACGCATGGTGTTCAGATCGTCGGCGTCCCCGCCGGCGACTGACTTAGCCGCTTTGATGTCAGACTGCACTATGATCCCATCCAGCTAGTTAGGACGCCTTGCGGCGCGTAAGTTCTGCGCGGAGTTTTGTCCACATACTCCCGATGCGCCACCGGGAACGCGAACGTCACCGCCAGCGCGTCAGCAGCATCAGGACTGGCAAGACCTCTTGAGCGCATTTCCTTCTTGCCTTCTAAGAAGATTGTACCGCTAGAGTTAGGCTTCTTGGTTGGCCCCACTAGGTCTGCCTTGAGTTGCCGATCCTCGGGTATGGATGCACTTCGCAGCCAGTCCTTCATCGTGCCCCACATCTCAGCCCGCTTGTTGCCCCACATTACCGAGTTCTTGGCCTTCCAGCCAAAGTTTACTCCGCGTACCTTATACCGTTGTTCGTTCAGTCTGTCAAGTATACCGTACCCCAGCCCGCCTTCGTCAATCACCGTCAGCACCGGCTTGAACTCCTCGATGGCGTCGATCACCCGACCGACGCTGGTCATGGTGTCCTCGCCCGAGTACCGCTTGATGCTCACAATGTCCCGGCCCTGGCGCACCAGTATGACCGTCGAGTCAGCGCCTCCTCGCGCCGGGTCGATACCTATGACTACTGGCGCCGAACTGTCCTTGTACCGTGGCCGCTTCATCGCCTCGTCCACCACCGTCGGGCTGATGAACTGGTCCTCGCCTGCGCTGGGGAACTCACCGTACACCTCCACCTTGGCCTGGGGTGAGTCCGCGCCGTACTCCGCGATGATCTGGTCGTATACCGCCTTGTCCGTATCCTCGACCGTCCTAGCGTC